ATACAGGAGATCAAGATTTGTCGGGGCTGCAAGTCAAACCCTTGGAGGGTGCTTTCGTGGATGGTGATAAAACCAAGCTAGACGCAATCACTGGAACAAATACAGGTGACCAAGATCTTTCAGCACTAGCAACAAAAGCTAATGTGTTAGAGTTAGATAATACAATTTCATTCACTCCTTCAGCAAACTTTCATCCAGCAACTAAGAAATATGTAGATGACAACGCTGGAGGTGGTGGCAGTGCTTTAACAGCGGAAACTTCCGTTTATATTGATGCGGGAGCGATGCTAGCCAAAGACGGGGAGGCAGACGCAAGCACTGGAACTGATAACGGAACTAACAACTCAGTTGACTGGTATAACGTAGCAACGGGAGAAACTCTATATGCTAAAATTGCAATGCCCCCTCAATGGGATAAAGGCGTAATTGATGTAGAACTTTATTGGACAATCACAGGCGGGACAATCGGAGAAAATGTCAAATGGGAGGTGGCTTCGCAAGCTGGGGGTAATGATGATGCTTGGGATGTAGCTTTCCCTGCCCCTACAGCAACGCTAGACGATCCTATCATTGCAGATGGAGACATACACCAAATCACAGCCTCGTCTATCACAGTGGGCGGTAGTGCTGAAGATGGCGATATTCTACACCTTGAGATTGCAAGAGCAGCAGCGGGAGCTACTGCAGCTTCGCAAGATGCAAGGCTACTTGGCATCCGTTTAAAGTATTCTAACAGCCTATTACAAAACTGGTATAGCTGGAAGCTAGGGAATGAAACTGCAGATGCAACTATTGGCATTAAAAATACTTGGTATGCCCCCGCAAAGGGTAAAGTTCATGCAGTTGCAGCGGGGGCAGCAAGCGCAACTAACGGAAGCGCATTAGCACTAGACGTTCATAAAACAGGAACTACAATTTTCTCAACTGCTATAACTATTGATGATGCACAAACGGATACTTCCACTGCAGCGACTCCAGCGGTTCTAACAACTAATCCAACTACTTTTAATGCTGGAGATAAATTTGAATTTGAAGTAGATACAACTACAGCGGGGGGAGCGGGATTGCATTGCGATTTGCTTATCTCATGGGATTAAAAACTAACAAAAAACAAAAATGGCTATCACATATCCAATCCAAGAATCTGACAGGTTTACTGTCTATGATACAAACACCTCCGCACCTCTAAAAGACGGCAGCGGGAAACCAATGACAGGACTCAAGTGGGGATCTAACGATACTTCAGAAATGATTCCTTTCTTGGCTGATAATATTAAGTGGCTTATTGAAGTTAAAGAGGCACAGCCAAGCTATGATTCTTCAACTCAGAAAATCAAAAGGCTTCCCGTTAATTACGATGTGGCTAACGAGACTGCAACAATTCAAAGCTTTGAAGTTGTCGACCTAACACAAGATGAAATTGATGCTAAAATTCCAGCTCATTTTTTAAGCCCTAACACAACTATCAAATACGATGTTGCGGTTGATGCACAAAACGCATTTACTCGTATGCTTACATTGGTTAATGAAACCCAAATGCCTAGCGAACAAGCTCTAGTTGTTAAAGATGTTCTAGGGGCTTCCATTGGTCTAACAGTTGAGCAATTCCATGCTGACATGGTTCTCTATGGACTCCACTGCTACGAGCTATTTAATTACGTTCCTCCTGCAGTTGATCCAGACGGAATGATTTAATGGATATAATCAATCCATATATTCACGGGGGCGAGGCTCTAACATTTGACGGCTTTGGAAATCGAAGCCGTAGCTTTGATGGTGTTGATGATAATGTTGATTCTATAGGCACAACAAGCAGCTTTAACTTTATTCATATAAGCAAGGTTTTTACTATCACGTTATGGGCTAAATGGGACGAGTATAACACTAATAATGCTGGGGCATTGGTCGCTAACAATTACGCTGGAAACAGCAGGGGGTTTTTACTTCAGCTTGACAACAGGACGGGGACTCAGTCTAACGGAATACGATTTATTATATACAATGCCAATCAAGCACAATTAGACGACTGAAAAATTGATAATTGCGTTCCCGATTCTGGCTGGCATCATTGGGCGTTGAGTTCAGATGGATCTACTATTTCAGCTTATAGAGACGGGACATTTATAGGGAGTTACAACTACCAACATACCGCCACTGGAAACGCTGCAAACGAATTAGGGTTAGGTTTTTTGACTAACCCAACAACTCCATTAAATCACATTAATGGGAAAATGGCAGATGTTAGAATCTATGATACTGACCTAACAGCTTCCCAAGTTTCTGACCTATACGCTGGCACAGATGTTCAAACAAATCTTGTAGGTCACTGGCTAACAGATGCAGACAACTTGCTAGATGCTGCGGGAACAAATCACGGCACTAACTACGGATCAAAGTATTCATATGATAACCCCTCACCACCTGTAGAGTTTGGCAGTGCAAGCCGTAGCTTTGATGGTGTTAATGATTATGTTGATCTTGGAAATATATTTAGCGGAGACACAGTGTTTAGTGTTTCATCTTGGATTAAAAAAGAAACAACAGATGCTAGTTTTGGAAAGGGTGTAATCTCAAAATTTGACTCTGGCAGTGGGGGTGGGGGCATAAGTTGGGTTTTGTTTACAGGGGAAACAGATGTTAGATTTCTTATAAGGCAAACCAACAATACAAATATTATTTGCACCTCTACAACCGATGCTTCAGTTGGTGAATGGTTTCATCTTGCAGCTACAGTTGACGGAAGCGAAATAAAAATCTATATAAACGGGAACTTAGAAAACACCACTGCATTTGACGGGACAATAACGACATCAACCGCAAGCGTAGTTATTGGAGCTTATAATGCGTTAACCAACGCAAACTTTTTTCAAGACGGCAAGATTGCAGATGTTAGATATTACGATACTGACCTAACAGCTTCCCAAGTTTCTGACATTTACTCTGGCACAGATGTTCAAACAAATCTTGCAGGACATTGGCTAACAGATAACGATGACGTAGAAGACAAGGCTGGAACTAATGACGGCACTAACTTTGGTTCTACTTACTCGTATGATAACCCTCCTATGGATCTAGTTCCATCTAGGCAAGCAAGCCGTGACTTTGATGGTGTTAGTGATCATGTCAATTTAGGTAACTCCACTGAGTTTAGTTTTTCAGATGGAAACAATGACGAACCTTTTTCTCTCAGCACATGGTTGAAAATTGATGATAATTCAACATTTAGAGTATTGGGTAAGGATAATGGTATAGGCTCTGATAGAGAATGGCTTTTAGCTACTGATGCTGGGGGCAACTTAAATATCTATTTAATAGATGGTGGAGTATTTAGAGGTAGAGAATACACAACCCCACTACCAGAGAATGAATGGCTACACGTATCAGCTACCTATGACGGAAGCGGGGGAGAAAACTTTAGGTTGGGTTTAAAGTTATATGTAAATGGCGTTCAAGTTGACAATGCGGATTTTGGATCTGCAGGCTACGGAGCTATGGATGTAAACACAGCTAATAATGTTTACATTGGAAGATACGCTACAACCTATGCAGACGGGAAATATGCAGATGTTCGCATCTACGATACTGACCTAACAGCTTCTCAAATCCTAGACATCTACAATGGCACAACAGATAGAACTAACCTAATTGGTCAATGGCTAACTAACAGCGATGACGTTTTAGATCATGCGGGAACAAATGATGGAACTAACAATGGTTCTACTTACTCAACTGATAGCCCATCTTAAAAATAATGAGTTCATATTTATCACATAAAAGAAAAGGATTTCAAGGGGCTGGGGGCGTTCCCTTTGGCAATTCCTCTAGGAGTTTTAATCAGCTACATAAAGAGGCAATCATTATTCCAGACACTAATTTATTGACGTTTGGTGATGGAACAAACGACTCGCCTTTTTCAATATCTTGCTGGGTTAAGATAGAAGATATGAGCAGATTCCGTATTTTTACAAAGTATGATTATGTAAATGCTGGCAATTCTAATATTGAATACATATTTACCACTGATGGTAATGGTTTTTTGATTTTGATATTAGCAGATAATTCGGAAGGCACAACGAGTTACCAAGGAATAAAAAGCGCATTTAATCTTTCCTCAAGAATAGGAATTTGGACTCACTTTGTTGCTACATACGATGGAAGAGGCGGGGCTACAGCTAACCAAGGGTGCTTCTTTAGTATAGATGGTGTTCCAATGACAGTTACTCAAGCCTTTACGAGTGCTAGTTATGTGGCAATGGAAAATACAAACTCTAATCCAGCAATAGGAATAGCGAACGAAAACGCTGGAGTGAGATATTTTTCAGAAGGCAAAATGGCAGATTGTAGAGTTTATGATAGGGTTCTGTCTTCACAGGAGATAACTGACCTTTATCAAGAAACCGATGTTCAATCTGGTCTTGTCGGGCATTGGCTGACAGATGTTGATTCAGTAGAAGATCAAAGCTCTAACAACTTAGGCGGGGCAGACACAGTAAGTCTGTCAACCTCCACAAGCGTTCCACCTCTACCAAGTAACCCTGTATTTGGAAACAGGTATTTATTGTGTAATGGTAGTGATTTTTTTACAGTTAGACAGGATTCTGCTATGGAATCAATCTTCCAATCAAGTCACACCTTTGCATTTTGGGTTAAGTTTATTGACGGGAATCCAGCAAGTTCAGAAATGATTTTTGCTGCGCAAAGTGCAAGTGGTCCTAGTGTAACAAGAGTTTCTTTTTTCTTAGGTAGTGATGGAAAAATGACTCTCGGCTACATTGAGACTGGAAACCAAGGGAGAGCTAAGACAACAACAGCACAGGCAAATGGGTTGACTGATTGGGTTCATGTGGTTGGCATCACTACGCAAGCAGGAATGAGCATTTACCTTGATGGGGTTCAAGAAACTTTAGACGCAACTGATGACGGAGATATGTCTTCGGCAACAATGTCTAATTACAGCAATTCTACAGATATTTTTGTAGGAGCTAGATCAGTTGTTAATGATCCAGATTTGTATTTAAATGGGAGGATTTGCGATTTTAGAATTTATTCAAAGGCTTTATCACAATCAGAAATAAACGATCTAGTTGCTGGCACAGATGTTCAAAGCGGGTTAGAGCATCATTACTTAACTAACGATGATGACAGGCTAGACAAGGCAGGAAACAGCGATGGTTATGATAGCTCAGTTTACAGACCAAACGATGCACCATAAATCATGAGCTTTCAAAGTGACATAATAAACTTTTCTAACAAGTCAGCTAAAGAAGTTGACCGCATTAGAAGGGGAACAATTATCAAGCTGTTCTCCCAAGTGATAGATGATACTCCAGTAGATACGGGGAGGCTGCGGGGCAACTGGAGAACTTCAGTAAATAAAACGCTAGATGGAACTTTAAGCAGTAAGGATAAAAACGGCACAGCAACAAAAGGCAAAATCCTAAACAAGCTTGGGAAGTTTGGTGATTCTGTTCATATGACTAACAACTTGCCTTATGCTAAAGTTGCAGAGTATGGACAATGGAATGGACCTACTGAAAAGGTAACTGCTAGCGGATTCAGCAGAAAAGCCACAAAGGGAATGATGAGAAAAAATGCTCTTAGAGCAAAGAAGATTCTTAGAAAAATGGCGAGACAAAAGCAAATTTAAATTATGAGTTCATTAGTTAGATCAGCATTAGTAAAAGCTTTCATGGATTTAAGCACAGCGGAAGGCTGGACTTATAAAATCATCACTGAAAACAGCCCACAAGAGCCAGATAAAAATAACGTCTGGATTGGTCTAACATATTTGCCAGATGTTCCAGAAGTTATAACGCTTGGAGATGGTGGAGAAGATGACTTAGAGGGAATACTTCAGTTAGACATTTACGTTCCAACAGGCAAGGGCGAGAAGGAAGCGTTAGATATAACCGACAAACTCAGAAGTTACTTTACAGCGGGTAGGCGTTTTGTTTATAGTGGGCAGGAGGTTGTTATTCGCAACTGTGGCAGAACGGATGGATTTATTGCTAACAACTTTTTTCGAGTGCCTGTGTCGGTGATCTGGTATTCTCGCTTAACACGCACAATTAACTAAACACCAAACACAAAAAATATTATGTCAGATGCTTCACGCCATGCCCTTTACTCTGTAGAGGAATCAACTTACGGGGTAACACCCGCAACTCCTTCATTCAAAAAGCTACGCCATACGGCTGTTAGTCTTGGAATGTCGAAAGATATCACTGTTAGCGAAGAGCTAAGAGAAGATCGCCAAATCAAATGTGCCAAGCACGGGGTCAAAGCCGTAGCTGGAGATATTGGCTTTGAAATTTCCTATGGATCTTATGACGAAGAGCTAGAAGCTGTTCTGTTAGGCACTTGGGAAGTTGACGGAGGCGGCACTGATATTGACCGCTTGAAGGGTGGAGTTACTCGCAGAAGCTTTAGCTTAATGCGCCATTTCTCAGATCAGCTTGCAGCGGATAAGCCTTACTATATTTACACGGGAGTAGAGTATAACACTCTTAACCTAACTGTAGCCCCCGTAGGCACTCTCACAGGCTCTTTTGGAACTATTGGGCGTGATATGTCAGTAAACCAGACAGAGCCAGCAGGATCAACCCTAGGGACAACTAGCGCAAACTGTCCTTTCAACGGATTTACTGGATCTGTTAAAGTAGACGGCTCTGTTATTTCAATCATTACGGAACTTACTCTGACTCTTGAAAATGGGCTTGAGCCTCGCAACGTAGTTGGATCAGATCTAACTGAATATCCAACTATCGGACGTTCCACCCTAACAGGACAAGCAACCATGTATTTTGAGAACGCCCAACAGGTTGAAAAGTTCATTAACGAGACAGAATCAAGCCTTGAGTTTGAACTTAACGATGGAACTAACAAATATGAATTTTTGATTCCTCGCATCACTTATACAGGAGGGGCTAACCCCGATGTGAGCGGAGCGGGTGCAATCACCCTTGCAGTGCCATTCCAAGCACTGGTTGATGATACAACAGTATTATCTAACATACAAATAGATCGCTCGGCAGTTTAATTCTTTTCTGCCTCATGCTGGGAGGGGTGCGTATTCCCTAGCGATAATCACGCACACTAATTAAAACAAAAACATGAAAGACCTAGAAGGATTCGCCACAGCGAAACTAGCAGAAGAAGGGGTTAAGATCCCTCTAACAGACGTTGAAGGAAACAAAACAAAACATTGGATCAAAATCAAAAGCACTGATTCAATTTCATTTAAAAAGGCACAATCTAAATTCAGAAAAAAGATTGTTGCAATACATGAGCAAGAAGAAGCTGATGACTCTTTACAATCAATTCTTGAAACTGAGAAATTGAGCTTGGATTTGTTGGCTTGTCTTATCATTGGGTGGAGCTTTAAAAATGATGATGGCACTCCTTACAAATGCACAAAGGCTAACGCAATTAAGCTCCTAAAAGATGCGCCTGTTTTAGCTCAAGAAATTGATGCAGCATCCGCAAGAAGGAAAAATTTTATCAAAAGGAGCTTAGACGAATCGAGCGATTTGCAGAAGAACAATTTAAGCTCCAAAAAAGACCAGAAGGCAGTAGCACAAGCCAAGTAGAACACCTAAAGCAAGTTTGGAAAACTACAGGAGTTAAGCCAAAAGAGTTAGAAGAATTAAAGCCGTTACCAGATCGCCTATTATATATTTTACAATATTACCAAGAATTAAAAACAGATAAGGCTATAGACTTTAATGAGATTGCTTGCTGGTCAAACCTAACAGGAATTGAACTAAGCAATTTTGAAATTAAAGCAATTAGAATTATAGACCAAATCCAACTGAATAGTTTACATGATTGAAGACGTAGCAAGATTAAGACTAACAGTTGATTCGACTGGTATAAACGAAGCCAGAGCAAAGCTAAACACTTTAGGCACTAGCGGGAAATCATCGCTTGATAAAGTAGGAGCGGGGGCAACGGCTTCTAGGCTTGCCATTGGGGCTATGGCTATTGGAGTTACTGCAGTTGGGGTAACGATTGCAAAAACTACAGCACAGTGGCTAAAGTTTAATGTAGCCATGAAGGAAGTGCAAACCATTGCGGGGGTTAGCGGAAAAGAAATGGATGGTCTAAGGCTTAAAGCTCTTGGAATAGCTCAAGCATTAGGGGTTGATGCTACAGAGGCAGCGCAAGGTTTTTACCAAGCAATTTCAGCGGGAGTTCCTACTGGCGAAGTTGATAAATTTGTTAGAGTTGCAGCGCAATTAGCGCAAGGCGGTTTGGCAGATATTGGATCTTCTACAGACCTTCTAACAACTGCATTAAACAGTTATGGAAAATCAGCTAGCGAAGCTGAAAAAGTAAGTGACCAATTATTTAGAACAGTAAAGCTAGGCAAGACAAACATTCCACAATTAGCCAAGAGCCTTGCCAGAGCATCCGCTACAGCAGCTACAGCGGGAGTTAGCCTAGAGGAACTGTTAGGCATTACTGCAGCAACTACAAAGCAGGGGGTTAAAACGGCTGAGAGTTTCACACAAGTTAAAGCTGCAGTTGTAGCACTATTGAATCCATCTGAAACGATGGCTGCAATCTATGAGAAGTTAGGCGTTGAGGGTGGCAGAGCTTTAATTGAGCAAGAAGGATTAGCGGGAGCTTTAGAGCAAGTTAGATTGGCTGCAAGTGGAAGTGATCAAGTTCTAGTAAAGGCTCTAAGATCTATTGAGGCATACAGCCTAACAGCAGCCATTACGGGGGCTAAATTAGGAGAAACAAAAAAGGCTATTGAGGAAGTTGGCAAGGCTTCTGGAGATACGGCAGCAGCTTCTAAAATAGCAGGGGAAACTTTAGGAACTTCATTTAAGAAGCTTGGCAACTCGTTTTTGATTTTTGCTGAAAACGCAAACCAAGCTACAGGAGCTAACGAAGGGCTTTCTGGATCTATTGCAAGACTAGCAGACATAGTAGCCGATCCAGAAATTTTCAGTGCTTACGTGGAAGCTTTGCAGCAATTCCCCGCTATTGTTGGAAGGTTTATTTTCTTAGGTCAAGGCGCAGAGCAGCAAGTTAAAAACTTTGGCAAAACACTAGATGACGGAGCGTTAGATTTAGCAAGGTATAGCGCAGCTATAAAAGATTCAGCAGATAAAAGAGCATTGGCAGGGGCAAAGCAAATAGAAATTGCAGCGAGAGTTTTAAAGGCTGAAAAGGCATTAGCAATGCAGAGAGAAATAACCCAAGGCTACGGAGGGCAAGAGGGGTTAGATGCGTTAGATGCAGACATTGAAAAGGTTTCAGCATCTTTAAAGATAATGGCTGACAACCTAAATAGGGGCAAAATAACTCTAGCTGAATACAAGAAAGGGCTATCTGATCTTGCAAATCTTAAAAGCGCAAGAAATAGAGTTGCTGAAGAAGTAGAGGCAACAAAACAGTTAGAAATCCAACTTGGTGTTTATAAAAGAATAGGAGGTGCAGGAGGGCAGATTAAACAAGAGCAATTTAAAATTGCGGTTGAAGTTGAAAGACTCAACCAACTTCTAAAAGATTCTAAAATCACTACTGAAGAATGGAAAGCTGAGACAGAAAAACTTAAACAGTCTTACGCAGAAATAGAAGGAAGGGTTAAGGCTTTTGGGCAAATATACGCAACTTTATTTGGCGATGTTGTTAGATATAATGCGGAAGCAATAAAGATAGGAGAAAGAGCCTTAGAGCTTGGCAGCGCACAGATTAGGGTTGATGCAATTTTAAATGAAAACACCGATAAAAACATAGCACTTCTTGAAAAGAAGCTTACTGCTTTTGATGATCTATTGGCGCAAAAAGAAGAGCTAACCGCTGCAGAGCAAGCAATAAAAAATCTTTTAGAAAATCAATTAGGCATCCTAAAACAGCAAACTGCAGAGGCAGGGAAAAGCGCAGCTTTAGTAAACAGGGAATCAATTAGAGGGCAGCTTGCAACAAAAGAAGAAAGAGCCTCCATCAACTATACCAATACAGTAACACAAATTCAAAAAGGCGAATTTGATCCAGAGGAAGAAGCCCTTTATTTGCAAAGAGCAACTGATCTATTCAATAAAGACATAGAGCCAGACAAAGAAAAAGCAACTAGCACTTCAAGCGCAGAACAAGACGAGGAAAGGATTAACTCACAAGTTGAAATGATTAGTAGGCAATACGCAACGGAATTAGAGTTGCTTGCTATTCATGAAGAAGAAAAGAGAACCCTTATAGACGAATCTACAAGGCTAACTCATGAGCAAAAAAACGAGTTAATAAATAAAATTGATGCAGACGGAGTAGAGGTAAGAAAAGCGATTGCAAGAGAGGAAATGAATCAAAAGCTTGATGCTACAAAAGAGCTTTTTGGAGGCATGAGCGCACTTGCTAAGGCATTTGGCAAAAAGGGATTTAAAGCGCAACAAGCTTTTGCAATCGCAGAGGCTACAGTAAACACTTTTCAAAGTGCCACTAAGGCTATGGCTACCATTCCCCCGCCATTCAACTACATAGCTGCAGCGGGAAGCATTGCTTTCGGATTGGCTCAAGTGGCGCAGATAAAATCTCAACAGCCCCCAGCATACCAGCAAGGCGGTATTGTTGGCGGTTCTTCATTTGGAGGTGACCAGCTAACAGGCAGAGTTAATAGCGGGGAAATGATTCTAAACAAGACTCAGCAAAGAAATCTTTTCGCTCAAGCTAACAACCCAATAGCGGGAGGTAAAAGCGGAGGCAATGTTACAATAGTAAACAATGCCCCTGTTCAGTTAGAGGGAGAAGTAGAGCAAGACGAGGAAGGCAACTTTAAGATAATTGTTGAGCAAGCAGTAGCACAAGCTAAGATTGAATTAACAAACGAAGCCAGAGAAGGAGGCGGTGATTTTGTTCCAGCATTGGAAACTAACTACGGATTAAATAGAAAATAATATGATTAATTGGAATGATACAACCCTGCCTAATCCTGCAACTTTAAGCGTAAAAAACAAGAGCCAGAATCTTCGCAAAAAAATGGAGTCTGGAAGGACTGTGCAAAGGAATAGATGGTCAACACCTTTAGAAGAAGGCACAGTTGCTTTTTCATTCTTAAAAGAGCAATTTCAAATCTTTAAAGGAGTCTGGAAGCACTATCTAAAAAACGGAAATGATTGGTTTTTAATTGATTTGCCAGTAGGAGGCGCACAAGTTCTAACACAATGCCAAGTTAAATTTGTTTCTGATTTTACTTACAAGTATAGAAGCATAGGATCAGTAGCCGTTCAAGCAAGTATAGAGTTTTACGAGGTTGAAACCATAAATGAGTTAGAATTAGGAAACTTGATTGACGTAGGCGAACTAACAATAGCGGGAGAGGAAGATACCATTGTAGCAAAGTTTGTCAACAATACTGGGCTTTCTTCAGCAACTACGCTGAAAATGCAGTTGAGAACAGTTGATAATACTGTGCCAGTAGCTTACCAGTTTTGGGATGGCACTATTGGTCTAACAACCAACTCATTTATTCCGACAAAGACCCTGCCCATAACAACACAACAGGAAACTTTTGTTGTTAATGCTTACGCTAACATATCAAACTCAAATCCAGCCCCGAAGCCATCGCAGGTTTTGGATTATGTATCTTTCTCTAACTCCCCTCTTCTTTCTGAGTTTAATCCAGTTGCATCTCACCCAAAGCATTATTGGCGAGTGATGGATTTTACAACTTGCCCTAATTGGAATATGCCAGAGATTAACGGCACTTTTCGATACCCAATAAAAGATAATTTTCGACAAATACGAATGACGGGCATTAGCAAAATGGCAAACCTTATTTTAGAGCTTGAGGATAACGCTACAATGCTGGGTTGGGTTAGCGGAACAGTGGGTTTAGAAATTAACTCAAACACCTTACTTTCAAACTTTGAAACAACCCCCGCTCCTAGTCTTTCAAAATGCAGCCTTAGAAGGTGTAAAATGCAAAATAACGATGCTCTTGCTGCAATAGATCTTAGCGAATATGAATTTTATTCTGACACTTCTACAAGCTCAGACCCAGATCTTGAAATATCTGGTAATGCGGCTCTAACAACTGTCACAATAAACGGCTGCCCAAATGTCGCAGTTAATCACGGCAGAGGAAATATTGATTTTCACTCTAACCCTTCACTAACAACAATAAATATTCTTGGAGACAGTCCCTTTCCGTTTAGAGCTACTTGCAACTGGACAAATTCCGCTTTGGATATGAGTGCATTGAAAGCAGTAGTTGATAATTTATATGGGGATTCTACTTATGGAGCTAATAAAATAAGAGTTTCTGGAAACCCTTGCTGGAACTCTAACGCTTTATTTCCTGCAAGATCCAGAACTGATATTGGCATATCATCAATAACAAGCACAGCTACAGATTTCACAGTTACCACTTCTGTTAGTCATGGATTAACTGCAGGAGATTATACAGTGATTGCGGGGGCTTCCGTTTCGGATTATGACGGCTTGCACACTGTGACGGCTTCTACCTCGACAACTTACACAATAACTAGCACAATCAATGCGGGTTCTTCATCTGGTGGCACTACAAGTCAAGAGGGGGAGCAAGATACTGCTTATGTTGAAGAAACAGCCTTGGCTAATAATTTTGTTTGGGCAGCATAATATAAATTTAGAATTTTAAGCCATGAACACAAGTTATACGGAAGCACTAAAAGAAGTTGGCTCTCTAAATCACAGAGACATACCAATTTTAGAAACTGTTAGTATTTATCACCCAACGGGGGGTTCTATAAATATAGTCAATGACAGAGAGCCTCTAACAGCTTGGGCTGATCCTGCATCGTATGATCTAAAGGTTATTTATGAAGCGGGTTCTTTCAGTCTTTCTCTGCCACAATCAAACAGTGACGGAGTTAGCTTTGTTAATGTTGCCTTCCCTAACATTGACGGGAAAGCCTCCAAGTTTCTAAAAAGCGTTCCAGTAGAAAGCACAGCCCCAATAAGTTTAGTTTACAGGATTTATTTAGGAGAAAATAATTTAGGCTACAATCCAGACACTCACTATAATGGTTATCCATTACCTCAAAACGATCCACCTCTAACAGTTGAAGTTCTTGGAGTGCAAATCACCCCTTTCCAGATTAATGCAAGGGCAACCTTCAGATCATTAGTTAATGCAAAATATCCATCCAAACTCTATACCATCGAAGATTTCCCAGCCCTTAATAATTAGCCTTATAGGTTGCAAGTATTTGTCTGGTGGGCTTAATCGTAATGGCTTTGACTGTTGGGGGCTTGTCTGGTATTTTTACAAGGAGTTAGGAATTGAAACCCCCAAGCCTTTCGAGTATATAACGAGAACAACTAACAAAGCAAAAAACGCTGCGACCGAAGAAATAAAAGGCAAATATCTAAAGGAGGTAAAAGACCCAAAAGATTTTTGCGTTGTTTCTTTTAAAAGAGGAAACTTTGCAATTCATACGGGAGTTTATTTCCCCGAAACCAAAAGCGTTTTGCATTGTGTAGGGAAACTTGGTGTGGTTTACGAGCCACTAAAAAGAGCAGAATTAACAAGATCAATTAAAGGAACTTTTTTAGAATGGCTTTAGTAACAATAACAGAAGACGCACAAGATCCACACGCAACTAGGTGCATTAATTACAAGGCAGAAGGAACGCTGTTAGAGTGTGCTAACAAGATGCTAGGAGAATGGGAGGAAACTCCTTGGATGTGCGTTTTGATGAGGGGAGAAGACAGATTTCACCCATTAAGAGAAGAATGGGGGGAGGTTGAATTAGAAGAGAATGATAAGATTTGTTTCATCGTAAACATAGGAGAACCGATAACGATAATAATAGCTATTGTTGTAATTCTGTTAGTGATTGCAGTTTTGTTTCTTGTTAGCCCCGCAGCACAAGATACTCCAGAAAGCGGAGATCCAGTGTTTAGTATTGATGGACAAAAAAACCAAGCAAGACTGAATCAACCTATTGAAGATAATTTTGGAACTAACAAAGTTTATCCTTCATACATAATGCAACCTTACACCTTGTATAAGGACAATAATCAATATCTATACCAAAGGTTTACGTTAGGTCATGGGGTTTATTACTTTTCTGGAAACCCGCCCTACCCTGCAGAATGGGAGCAAGAAGTTGTTTTGTTAGATGATGCGAGAACAGAGGATAACGATAATGTTTTGTATGATACACTTGGGATTTTTGGTAACAGTCCAAACTCAAGGCTTACTCGTCATGGTCATAATAATATAAGTCTTTGCAGACAGGTTAACAGCATACAAATGATAGCATCTAACCAAAATGGTTATACTGGCTATGTAGGACCTTTCAAAATCAACCCGCCTAACACTACCATTCAGCAAATCGCAAATGATATAAGTCTGCCAAATGGTGGATATAGAATGAACAAAGAAGGAAAGATGCGTTCTGTTAGTTTTGGGGTTAGATTTGAGATAAGAGAAATTGATAAAGACAGCAATCCAGTTGGAGGGTGGGCTACTCTTACAAGCTATTCAAGAAGCTTCCAAACCGCACAAGCGCAAAGATTTACTCTTTATGCAAATGCCCCCTATGCAGCAAGATGGGAGATAAGAGGCATTAGAACAAATAAAGAAATAACAGACGGCAAAGGAAATAATTCTTATAATTGGGATTTATGCAAAGGATACAGAGGGAATGTCGATGCAACTGCCAACACAAATTTGACTTATTTTGATTTCCCTTGGTTCTCAATGGAAACTTTAGCCTCTCAAAACACGCAAGCTAACAAGGTAACAGTTTTATGCACAAGAAATGTAAGAGTTCTAACTTCTGACTTTGCTACGGATTGGGTAGGGGCTGCAGAATTTGCCCCAGATGAAACAAGAAATCCCATTTGGGCAATGACAAGTATTTTAAGAGCCGATTGGGGAGGCAGAATGGAAGGGCGAGAGCAAGAGCTTATGGATATTCCCGCAATTAGGTTCGCTGTAGCTCAAGCGAAAGCAGCGGGAGAAACTTTTGATTGGTCATTTACAAAATCAATGACTGTCTGGAACGCTATTAAAATGTGTTGTTTCGTTTGCCGATGCACTCCGATAATGGTAGGGGGAAAGATCAGCGTAATTCGTGATATTCCAAGCAATATTCCTGTAGCAATTTTCAACAGAGAAAATATACTTGAAGGAAGCTTGAAACTAACAAGAAGAATTTGGAATAATGATCTCAATGACGGATTAAAGGCTACCTATTTAGATCATGAAACTTGGACTAATGAAACTGTAGTTGCCACAATAGGAACGCAAACAGCATCAAATCCAAAAACCATTAATCTCTCTGGCGTAACAAATAGAGATCAAGCGCAGAAGCTAACAAATTATCTTTGGGCAAGTGAGTATTACAATAGGCAGCAGATTAAATTTGAAACTGATTATTCTGGAATCGCTTTGACCTATGGAGATGTTATAAAAGTTTGCACTGATGTTTCAGAAAACGGGCAAGATGGATATGTAAAGGCGATAGACAATAACCGCATCTTCACATTATCAGAAATACCAGTTTTCTCAATAGGGGCAACTCACACAATTATATTTAGAAAAAAGAATGGGGAGTCATACGGACCTTTTGAGGTGGTGGCAGTTGCGGGAGAAGAATACCAAGTTGAATTAGCAAATCCGTTAGTTCAGATAGACCCGCTTTTAATTCCTATAGATGAGCAAAAACACCAAAATCCAATATACATTTTCGGACCTCTGGAAGATGACGGCTATTTGTGCAAAATAAACAAAGTCGTTTCTAACAGCTATGACAAGATGACTATTGAATGTGTAGTTGAAAACTTTGGTAGATTTGAAAAAGATGCAGACCAAGCCCCGCCAATTTATTACGAGCCTTTAGATCCAATTCCAGTTGCGCCTATTGTCACCAATCTGCAGCAAACAAGCTACAACGAAACAACCAGACTTGTAACCTTTTCTTGGGATGCTGCAGTGGGGGCTATAAGCTATTTAGTTGAGTATTCGTTAGACGGAGAAACCTTCATCCAAATATCTAACAACTCTAGCAGCACGACATCTAGCTTTACTCTTTCAGCAGATCATGACATTGAAGAAGAAGAAGTAATGCTTTCTGTAGCAGCGACCATTACAGGAAGTGATACTGGACAAAAAACTACAATCTCTGTTAGAGTAGATGCACCTACAACCTTATCAGATAGCGAATCCCCAACAGCTAACATTCTAATTGATTTAGAAGAAGACGAATTTGGAGATCAAGTAACATTAAACACAGACTAAAAACATGGCACTAACAGCAGACAAATTTATCATTCCTAATGGCGTTCCAAACTTGGGAGTTCAAAAAATGGAATCATCAACAATCGGAATCACAGACTTGTGGGATTTTGGCATTTTTGATTATAGAAACACACTAGCCCCGCAATCTCTAACGGGAGGAACTCCGATAGCATTAAACAATAACGGGGCGGGAGTAGAAACCTACAAAAACTTGCCAGATACAGAAGTTACTGATGTCTGGAACACGGCAACTAACAGATTTGGTTTTGCTGAATTAAATATCGGAGACATGATTGATATTCGGTTAGATCTTGAGGTAACTACTTCTGTAGTAAACCAAACTTTTTCTATTGATATGGAGCTAGGGCAAGGAGGAACAGCTTTTACAGTTCCATTCGTAGTAAACCAAGAACATAAAACGGCTGGGGCGGTTGCGGTTATCAGATACAATGGAATCTACATGAGAAACTCAAACACCATCACAAATCCAGCGCAATTTATTCTTAGTTCAGCAGATGATCTAACAGTAGATGTTCACGGCTGGTATTGCAAAGTAACTAAAAAAGGAAGATAACTCTAACAACAAAAATAAAATTATGAATCCACTATTATCATACGCAAGGCACTGCATCGTTATTGCAGTTTTTTACATTGTCGAAAAATACGATCTTCCAATGGAAGGAGCAAGCGAAGCAATCGAATGGATTGCTCTAGCAGTTGTCACTTCCGCTACTTGGGCAATCACAAAATACGGCAAACCCATCATTGAGAAAATGAAGGGTGGAGTTGGGTTAGTTATCGTATCCGTTTTTATCTCTTTAGGGCTTGTAAGCTGTTCTAATGGCACTTTGCCGTTCAGTATAGGGATCAAGATGCAAGACGGCTTAGAAGCCGAATACAGCGCAAAGGGAGGCATTAAGTTTTTTGTAGATCCAACAACTAGCAAGTAATGGGCTTTGAGCTTACAGGGATGGCGTGGAATCCTGCAGAGTTTGAATTGTATATTGAGCAAATACCTATTAACTCTTGGGCTAAATCTGTTACTGTTCACCATACTTACTCGCCCAATCTAGCAGACCGCCCTAACGGCTGGAAAACGCAACATTTAGAAAACCTAAGAAACCACTACAAAAATATTCTGGGGTGGTCAGCAGGACCTCACTTGTTTACAGATGAAAAAGCAATCTTTGGTTTGAGTAGTTTATACAAGCGAGGTGTTCACGCTAAGAGCTTTAACAAGGATTCAATAGGAATCGAAATGTTAGGCAATTACGAAAGCGATGATCCTAAAACGGGGAGAGGTTTAGAAGTAGTTAAACTAACAGCTTTAACAGTTGCAATTTTGCTTAAAAAAATGCACCTTAAAGCAGACAATCAAACCGTTCTTTTTCATCGTGATGATCCTACAACAAATAAAACTTGTTGCGGATCTTTGATAGAAAAGGAATGGTTTTTGTCTTTAGTAAATGAGCATTACGACTCAGAAAAATCTCTAACAGTTGAAGAACGCCTTACAAAAATAGAAACTCATCTTGGAATATGATAGCCCTAACATTTTTAGCAACCTCGCAGCTTAATTTAGAAACATGGAATGAAGCTGGGGGATTGCTTGGCATGATCTTTGCAGCATTATTTATTTTGATTGGAACTTTCCAATGGCACTTAAAAGCACAAGACAAGGAACATACACAAACAGTAAAAGAGATTTTAAAAGATGAGCGGGAAGATAGGAGATTGGCAAGGTTAGAACATACAGCATCCTATGAGAAGCTTTCAGATGTTATCTATAAGCTTTCTAAAAGTTTAAACAGGCGTGAAGGAGATTGATTCTCTAACAACCTTTGATTTTTTGTTTGCATTTTAATAGCCATGCCTCATAAATGTAACAGCGAAAGCGAGCAACTAACTCCGCAAGAAAGACTTGCTGAATTTTGGAGCAGACCTTCCTCTTATGTTCAGCCTACAATCATTAAATGTGAAAGCGAAGAAATGACTACGGATAAATTCATGCAGTCTTTTTCATCTTACGAAATGATTGCTGGGGGAAGACAAGTTCCTAACAGAAAACCAAAATATTAATATGCCTCTACCCGTAACAATTTGGCTTTATTTCTTATTCGCATTGATGATTTTTAGTCTTTGTTGTGCTTTTGTTAGTTGGATCTTTTCCGAGGTTAATAAAAAAAACTTGGAGGATTTAAAGCGAGAGGCAGACGAAAAATATTTTGAGGCTAATCACAAGCATTGGTAATGTATTCTTACACGGCTGAAGAAGATCCAGAGCTAACAATGAATCCCCAGCCTCACGGGATAGAAATCTCATTGGATAAAAGAGTGGTAATGGTTTGCTCTTATGGTGATGATGTTCCTATTTTTGCTACTGTAGAAAGTGATCCGCAAATCATAACCAATTTAGACCAAGTGATTTGCGCCTTATATGGTGGATTGCATGTAAAAAAGAAAGTGGCAATCATGGCTTTATTTTGTTTAATGCTATTTGAAGCTTTATCTTTTCACGAAAGTAATCTAAAACTTGGGGCATCGCAATGATGCGACAAGCCGAAAAGCAAAACGCTAAAAGGCATAAACAACAAAAATAAAAACCGATGATTATAAAAGAAAATAGTAGCAAGAGCAATGATTACGAGCCAATCGCAAAAGGAAGGCATGAGGCAATTTGCGTAACTATTGCAGGAATTGGAGAACAAGAAACAAGCTATGGTGTAAAAAACCAAGTTATTGTTACTTGGGAAATCCCCTCTATTGTTAGAGAGTGGACAAAAGACGGAGAGACACAAGAAGGCAGAGCGCAAATCAGCAGAACATTCACTTGCTCTCTAGCTCCTAAAGCCTCTTTGCGTTTGCTGTTAGAAAGCTGGAGAGATCGAGAATTTACCCAAGAAGAATTACAGGGATTCGATCTTAAAAAGCTGTTAGGCGTTTCTTGTATGCTCAAGATTAAGCATCAAACCTCTGCAGACGGATCAAGGATTTATGCTAATATTGCAGATGTTGAGCCATCAGAAAGCAAAGAAAAAATTGAGCCAGAAGCAACGCCTGTAATTTATGATCCTTACAACCATGATCCAGAGGCTTTCAGCAAGCTTCCAGATTGGATAGCTGGCAAGGTTGAAGCTCCAACAAGCGCAGGGTTAGAAGCAGACGTTGAAGAGATCGAAGAAATCCCCTTTTAATAATTTGTAGTAGTGTACAAAAACTGCCCCCCTCCTAAAATTATCGTTCTTTTTAGGTGGGGGGCTTATTATTTTTTAAAGACATGGAAACAAATATTTTCGACATAGAAACCGCACCTTATTCAGATGATGACATTCTGAAATTCGCAAAGCCTTTTAACTCAAGTGACGTAAAACTTGGGAACTTAAAAGACCCCGAAAAGATAGAAGCGAAACTTGAAGCTGCAGAAAAAGGATACAAGCAAAGTCTGTTAGACAAGGCAGCTTTAAATCCTCATACCAGCAAGATTTGCGCTATAGGATTAAACAAGGCACAATCTAGGGAGGTGCAAGTCCTTTGCGAAGTTGCAGAAGAAGAAATTTTAGAAATGTTTTGGGGATACTTTAGAACAAGTCATAATCCTTGGTGCTATTGGAGCGGATCTAACAATAAGGAATGTTTTGATCCAAGGCATATTATTGTTAGAAGCTGGAAGCTTGGCGTTTTAGTTCCTCATGCTGTAGTCAATACAAGAGGCTACCTAACAGATCAGTTTGTTGACCTTTCACAGATTTACATGTTTGGGGATAGCTACCCAAGTTACTGTAGTTCTGAGAACGCTTGCAAGCAGTTAGGGCTTTTTGGTAAAGATGAAGGATGCGGGAAAATAAAAAGTAAAGAGATGCTTAAATTTGAAGGCGTAGAAGGAAAAAACTTTCACGAAGTTCTAAAGACCGATGTAAATCTAGCATTGAAGTATCTAACAAATGATGTTGCAATGGAAAGAGGCATTGCAGAAAGAATTTTATGAGTAGCCCCACGCAAAGAACTTTAAAGCTACTCAGAGACGAGGGCTATACAGCACAGGTTGTAGAGAGGTGGTGTAGCTTCACGAAGCGTAGGCATGATCTATTTGGCATTATAGACGTTCTAGCAATTAAAGACGGGGAGACTTTAGCCGTTCAAACAACTTCTGGATCTGGAGTTTCTGCTAGATT